TTCGACTTCGAGAACTGCGAGGTCACCCCGGACAACGAGAACGTCCTGGCAGGCATGCAGTGGGTCCAGGATTACTGCGTCGAGAACGACGCGGACATGTTGTACGCGTTCATCCAGAACGCCATGCGCGACGGCGCGCCGCACCCCAAGCCCGGAGTGCCACTGCCGACCATCGCTAATCCAGTCGCGTGCAAGCGCGGCTACCACGGCAACCACGGCAGCACGCGCCTGGTCGACGCGCTCCAATACGCACCCGGACCGTGGCTCGCCCAAGTGGCGCTGAGCGGGATCGTGATCCCGTACGGCGAGCCGACCGACAAATACTGCGCATCCGATCGGGTGGGGCTCACGCCCTACGTGGACGTGAGCGAAGTGCTGGCCGCGTTCGCCCGCACGTGCGCGCTGCGGGCGCTTCGCATCCACGCGCCCGCCGCATTGCGGGCGGCCGGGATGCAGGAGCACGCAGCGCGGCTCACCGCGCTACCGGATGACTGCGATCTTTTGGCGGCTGAAACGGCGGCTCGGGCGGCGGCTGAGACGGCTATCCTAGATGTGCTGCTTGGTATGCTGTTGAAGGGGGAATGAAATGAAATATGGAATGCGAGAAGAACGAGAACTTCGCCCGCGAGGTGATGGAGCTGTTCACCCTGGGCGAAGGACACTACGGCGAGAACGACATCCGCGAGGCGGCTCGCGCATTCACCGGCTGGTCGATCGATCCGGACACGGGCGAATTCCGCTGATGGCGGTTCATCCACGACGGCGGCTTCAAGACGGTGCTGGGCCACGCCGGCCGCTTCGACGGGGACCAGGTGCTCGACATCCTGCTGGCGCAGCCGGCGACCGCCGTGCATATCACCGGAAAGTTGTGGCGCGAGCTCGTGTCGCCGCACCCGGACCCGGTGGAGGTGCAGCGCGGTGGAGGTGCAGCGCATCGCCGCGCTGTTCCGATCGAGCGGCTACCAGGTCAAGGCGCTGCTGCGCGAACTGGAGGAAATCATGAACAAATGCACGAAACATACGCCTGGACCGTGGAAAGTAATCCAGACGCCGCACAAGCGCGCGCCTGGGGAATCCGCCGTCGTCTCGGTCGCAGACGGACACGAGCGGACAATCTGCTACGTCTGTAGCGTCAAGGATGGGCCACTAATCAGCCGCCTTCCCGATCTGCTCGCCGAAAACGAGCGGCTGCGGGCGGCGCTGACATCAGCGGTATTGCTGCTCGAAGACATCACCGCCCAATCCGATCAGAGCCGCGCCGACTACTTTTCGTCGTGGGTCCGAGGACATGGACCGATCGCATACGGCATAGCCGCAGCCCGCGCCGCGCTCGCCGAAGGAGAGAAATCATGAGCTGCTGTATCACCCTGCCGAATTCCGGCCGGTGTTCGCGTGGCTGTGGGCAGTGCCTCACGGCGAAGGTCGCACGGCGCCGTTCGGTGAGGTGCTTCCGATCGATATCAGCAGGAGGTAGACATGCACATCCGCGAGCATAACCTGCGGAGCCGGCAGGCACATATGATCGACTTGACCGAGCATACGCAGTCGCTCGGTCCCTTCACCGTGATCGAGAGACCGCTGCTGGAGCAACCCGGCACGGTCAGCCGGCAGTGGCGTCATTACAGTATCTTCGCCGGCGGGCACCTGCTGCGGCGACAGATCAGTGTACCGGACGAGGGTGAGTGCTGGAGCGCGCTCGCCGCTGCGGTGGCCTTGGGTGTGCTGGATAAAGCCACGCAGCAGCACCTGCTCACCACCAGCGGTGTGGTGAAGGTCGTACCTCCAGCAGTGGGGCGCCGACACGCGGCACCGGCACGACGCTGGCGCTGAAACCAAACCACCGAAAGGAGCAGTCCCATGAAGATCATGCCATATCGCTTCGTCGTCGTGCAGCGCGATGGCTACGCGCACGTCGGTGAATGCATGTCGCTGCCGACCCCGGCCTGCACAGCGATGGTGCGGCGCGTGCCGGGGGACCCGCGCACGCTGGAGGAGGTGTCGCTCGCGGCATTGAAGGAAACCGCAATCCGCTACCGCTGGGTGCACTACGCGGTGGTCGCGGGCAGCGGGGCGTTCCCCACCGATATGCTGCGCTACGATTGGGCGGCGCCGGTGAACTTCCGCGTGGTCCTGGATCGGATGGATCGAGTGGATCGCACGTTCGATCTACAGGAGGAGCCGGGCGCGCTGTTCGTCGCCACCGTCTCGCACGCGAGGCAAGCAGCGCCGTGGACCCCGAGCCGCTGGGGCTCGTTCTCGTGGAGTGTGCGGCCGGTATGCACGGTGCGATACGAGAAGAGATGACGCACATGCCTCTCAACTCTCAAGGCGCGACAACGCAAACTGGAGACGTGACATGGAAACCGGAGACGTGACATGGAAACCAAGTGCCTGAACTGCGGGCGCACGCTCACCACCGAACGCGGGCGACGCGTCCGCAGCGCGAGCTTCGACAGTGCGTTGCCAACAACATGGTCTCAGGACAACACCACGGTTTGGGCGCGGTGCGACGAGTGCATCGCGACCGCCCGCCATGTGCTCCGAAAGAAGTTACGGCGTGAGCGTGTCATGTGGCCAGACGAGTTGCGCGACTGCTCATCATGCGGAGCCATAAATGTGCCGTCCGCCAAGTGCTGCATCGCTTGTGGACGGTACTTGTGGACGGCACGACGGCACTTAGCCCCTAATATGTGATGGACCTACCGCCTGAGCGACTCCGCCCGCGTGTTCGGCGAACCCGCGTACGTCGCGAGATGGTGTTGCCATGAGTGAGCTTCGCGGTATACTTCGCGGTATAATTAGCTGATGGATACCGCCGCTCAACATCAACATGATGTGTTGGATGCACTGCCGACACTCAGTCCGGATGTGCTGCGGGCAGTGCACGATCGGTGTGTGGCCCTGCTCGTGGTGGGGGGTGCGCGCCTGCGCGCGTCTATTCCAGCGGGCAACGATGATTTCGCTGCCGATCTGTACACTGCACTCACTGCGGAGTTGCGCGCGCGGACGCAAGTGAACGGCCCGCCCTATCACGTGTTCCGCCGGCTGGCGCAGCACAAGCATTTCGCGGAGTGTGCGCAGGCCGCCGCGGCAGCCAACGCGCAATGGTTCCCGCAGCAGACGCGCGCCGAGCGCCTGTCGATGCTGCGTCTGTACGCACGGCTGGTACTGGACTACGTACAGGAGCAGCACCGTCCGGCCGTGTGGCCGGTGATTGGTGCCGCGTGCGCTGCGCTGCCCGCAGTGGTGGATCGTGCGTTTCCCGGATACGCGGAGAGCGGACTGCTGGGGAAGGTGCAGGCGCTGCGCACGCGCAAGAGGGGCAGCTAGAATGAAAAGGGGGGTGCAATGCCCGACCGCCTATCGGTCTCCTTGCAGGAGAACCTGCTTTCGCTCGTGTGCTTCAGCCGCACCGCAGCCCCGATCATCCGGAACGCCGTCGATCCTAATCTATTCTCCTCGCATCTGTACCGTGATGTGGTGCTGCGGGCCTACGACTACATTGATCAATACCGGGAACCGCCCGCGGACCACATCCCGGACCTACTGGAGCAGCAGCTTGCGGACGGCGGCCCCGAGGCACAGGCGCTGTCCGCGCTGCTGGTTGCGCTGCACGAGCAGCGCGAACGGGTCAACGAGGAGTTCACGCTCAACCAGCTCGAAGCGTTTGTCCGCCAGCAGACGCTCAAGTCATCAATCATCGCCGCCAGCGATGCAATCCAGGCGGGCGACCTGGACGCCGCGGAGGCAGAGCTCCACGCAGGGATCAAGCGCCGTCTCAGCGTCTTCAGCCCTGGTATAGGGCTCGCGGATGGACTACGCCTGGTTTTCGCCGGGCAGGTGCGTCGCGATACGATTCCCACCGGAATCAAGCACCTCGACGATTGGGGCCTTGGACCAGCGCGCGGTGAGCTGCACCTGTTCATCGCACCACCAAAGCGCGGCAAGAGCTGGTGGGCAGTCAACATGGCGAAGCGCTGCCTGCTGCACCGGCTCAAGGTGGTCTATGTCACGCTGGAGATCAACGAGGCACAGATCGCTCAGCGCGTCATCCAGGCCTTGTTCTCCGTCACGCGACGCAAGGCGCGGGTGCCCGTCACGCGCATTCGCACCGACAACCTCGGGCGGCTGCTGCGCTTCGAATCCGAAACTTTGATCGGCCGCTTATCGCTGGACGATGTTGCTGCGCGGCCCGCTATCGAGAAACGCCTGACACGGGTGCGTGGTGCTGGAAATCTGACAATCAAAGCGTTCCCCACCGGCATGTTGACGGTGCCGGCGCTGCGCGCGTACCTCGACATGCTGGAGCGCAGCGCCGGCTTCCAACCCGACCTGCTCATCGTTGATTATCCGGACCTGATGCGGGTGGACACACGCAATTACCGCATCGATCTCGGCACAGTGTACCGTGATCTGCGTGGGCTCGCGGTCGAGCGGAACATCGGGGTGGTCGCTGCGTCGCAGGCGAACCGCGAAGGTGCGACCGCTCGGCTTATCACTGATACGCACGCGGCGGAGGACTTCAGTAAGATCGCGACTGCGGATACGGTCATCACATACACACAGACCGCTGCCGAGCGTGAGCTGGGGCTGGCGCGGCTGTTCGTCAGCAACAGCCGGGTTGCTGACCGGGATCGGTTCATTGTGCTGATCAGCCAGGCATACCCGGTTGGGCAGTTTTGTTTGGAGAGCGTCGGGATGTCCGACTCATATTGGGGACGTTTGGAAGAGGCCACAGTGCAGAGCGGTGCGCAAAAAAATGACGCAGAAGACGATGGTGGTTAGTGTGGTAAAGGAAAGGCTCGATTCGTTACGTGTATTGATTACTGCATATCCTGACGGCATGCTGCCATCACATAAGTGCCGTCAGTGTGGCAAGGTACTTAATGTAGACGGCGGACACCCCGCTGAGTTGCATCTGGGTACATACACTGGACTGTGCTATTCCTGTGAGAATGGAGGTCCGATCTGTATAGCGCAGCATGCATCTGGTGCCGAAACATGGGAGTTCGCTCCACACTGTCCGGCATGGCGGCGTTCTCGTGAGCGGTTCATCGGTTTCCCTGGATGTCCGGATTGTGGTGGTCGTGGACGTATCATGGTGGCGCAGTCCGATGTACAGGGAGGGTCTTTTCCCCGCAACTGCGTCTGTGCACAGCGTCACTATCAATACACGCCACGTAAGATTGTTTTGCGCGGCAAATGAGTGATGCGACGTCATAGAATTCCATTATTGGCGGTGCGCCCGGCTGCTGTGTCCGCGTTCCTCGCGCGGCAACTGAATGACTGGGACTGGATGAAGGAGGTGCCCGCAGCGGATTTGCTTGCGCAGGCACACGGTCTCGGTTATCGATTCGCCACCGATTGCTGGCACAACCAGCTCGTGTGTTTTCTGATCGGCGCGACGGTCAACCAGTTCTTGTTTTTCCTCAAGATGGGTGGGGGGAAAGCTTTACGTGATGATGAATTGGTTTTAACTCCAGATGGCTTCGTCCACATGGATACACTTCGTGTTGGTGACAATGTAATTGGTAGTAATGGAAAGGCAACAAAAGTTCTGGCTGTTTTTCCACAGGGGGTAAAACAAACCTATACTGTGCGATTTTCAGATGGTTCTGTTGTGGACTGTTGTTCTGATCATTTGTGGCGAGTGAACACTACAGGTCGAAAATTTCAAGGACTCCCTCCGTTTACGTTGTCGTTGTGCAGCATGATTAGATCTGGGCTAAGGAGCAAACAGAAAAACCTTCGATACTTCATCCCTTTAGTTTCGTCCCCTGTTGAATTTGCACTCCGTCCCCCGCTCACACTAGACCCCTATCTTTTGGGTGTTTTGCTCGGTGATGGTGCTATTACTCAGGGGCCTGCATTAACGACGGCGGATTTAGAGATAATTCAAAGGGTGCAAGCGGTATTGCCTCGTGGTGTTTTTGTCAAAAAGCGTACGGATAAATATGGTTATGGTGTTACTGGAGGTTATGGTGGTGGGAAGGGCTCCAATGCATTAACCGTTGCTCTCAGAGAGCTTGGTTTGTTTGGTAGGGGATCACATTCAAAATTTATTCCCGATGATTATCTTCATGCATCCTCGACACAACGTCTTGAGTTGCTGCGTGGGTTATTGGACACCGACGGCTATGTATCAGTGAATGGAAGTGTCAGTTATTGTTCGGTGTCAAAAGCATTGATTGATGGTGTGGTGTTTTTGGTGCAGTCTTTGGGGGGTACAGCTGAGCTCAGAAAGAAGAAAAATGGTGCTTTTAATGTAGGGATTAGAATGCCTCATGGGGTTGTCCCTTTTCATTTGAAAAGAAAAGCGGACAGGGCGTGTAGTGTTGTTGGTAAATATGGGCCGACTAGAGCAATAAGATCAATCTGTCCATCAGGCAGATCATCGACTAGGTGCATTGTGGTGGATGCAAAGGACGGGCTTTTTGTCACACGTAATTTTGTGGTTACTCACAACAGTAAGATCACCGCGGACTTGATCCGCTTCCGCAAGCGCCGCGGCGAGCTGGGCAAAGCACTCGTTCTCGCTCCGGAGCTGCTGCACGTCGCGTCGTGGGAAGAGCAGCTCCGGACGCACGCACCCGATCTGCGCTACCACCTGCTGCTGGGGGATCGCGGCGAGCGCATGGACCTGATCGGCCAGCCTGCGGATGTGTGTGTAATGAACCACAAGGGGCTGGAGGTCTACATGTCGCATCGCGCCCTCGTGAAACGGCGTGTCAAGCAGGTGCTACACGAGGAGCGCGCGGCGGAGTTTGCGTCGCGGTTCAACTTCGTGGTGTTCGATGAATCACACCGGCTCGGCAACCATCAAAGCCTGCTCTACGAGATGTGCCGCTGGCTGTCGCACGGCGCGGATTACCGCTATGCGCTGACCGGCACTCCGTTTGGGCGCGACCCGGCGAAGCTCTGGCCGCAGTTCATGCTGGTGGACCACGGCGAGACGCTGGGTCGCACTCTCGGGCTGTTCCGCAGCGTGTTTTTCACTGCGCGGCAGCACTATTGGAAGGGCATCGAGTATGTGTTCAACGCAAAGATGTCGCCGCAGCTGCACCGTGTGATCAAGCACCGCAGCATCACGTATGAGCTGGCGGAGCTGCGGGACATGCCACAGAAGCTGCGGGTGCTGCTGCCGGTTGGGTTGTCCGGGGAGGGTGCCGCGTACTACGCGCGGATCGTCGCCGGCTTGCGCGAGGCGCAGGGTGATTACGCCAGCCTCGGCAACGTGTTCGTGCGCATGCGCCAGTGCGCGAGCGGATTCCTTGCGCTGCGCGCGGACGACGAGAGCCGCATCGAGGTACAGTTCCGCGACAACCCGAAGCTGGATGCGCTGCGCGAGCTCGTTCTCGGCAAGGAGGATAAGCTGCTGGTATTCCACGAGTTCATCCGCAGCGGCGTGCTGATCGAGCGGATGCTCGCGCAGGCGAAGATCGGTTACGCAGCACTGCGCGGCGGTACCAAGGACCCCGCCGGGGAGTACGGGCGCTTCCTGCGTGATCCGCACTGCCGGGTGTTCGTGTTGAATAACCGGCTGGGCAGCGAGGCGATCAACCCACAGTACGTTTGCCGCCGTGCGGTTTTCTACGAGTCGCCGGTGAGCCCCATCCAGCGCGAGCAGGCGGAAGGCCGCGTGCACCGGCCCGGGCAGCGGTGGACGACTTTCATCTACGACTTGACTGTGCGCGGGACGGTGGAGGAGAAGATTTTGCGCTATGTGCGCGAGGGGCGCGACCTGCTGCGTGCGGTGTTGTCTGGTGACGCCGTGTTGGAGGATATAAATGAAACAGCCGTGGCGTGAGAAGGTGGAGATAGGCGACGCCGTGCTGTACCTTGGGGACGCAGCGGGTGTTGTTGCCAGTTTGTTCTACGGTGTACTGATTACTGATCCACCCTACGGTGTTGGGTTGACGGCTAAGGCAACGAAGCATGGCAAGATTAAAGGCGCTATTGGTAAAGGCTATATTGGGCGATCTGATTCTGTTGATGAGCTTGCTGCGTTGATGCCCACCATTGAGCTCGCACTTCGCGGCGCAAAACGGGCGCTGATCTTTTCGGGGAACAGAAACATACATCTTTATCCCCCACCTGCTGCGTTGGGGTGTGTGTTTAATCCCGCCGGGGCTGGACGTGGTCCTTGGGGATTTACGTGTTTCAACGCAGTTTTGTTTTACGGAACGGACTGTCACCGCTGCCGTCTTCCGGATTCATGGGAGCAGAGGGGGGGCGCTGACTTTGCGGAAAAGAACGGACACCCATGCCCGAAGCCTTTGGGTATGATGTCCTGGGCGGTGTACCGCGCATCATTGGGGGGTGAGACCATACTCGATCCATTTATGGGCAGCGGGACGACGGCGCTGCCGTGTTTGTGGACCGGCAGGAAGTTCATTGGCATCGAAATTGAGAAGACCTATTTTGACATCGCCTGTCGTCGTATCGAGCGTGAATACACGAAGCCCCAGTTATTTGGGATGTCGATCCTGCGGGAAAAACCAGAAGGATTGTTTAGATGAAAGTATGGGATACCGAGCTTTTGATCGGTGACGTCCGTGAAGCTCTTCAGCTGTTGGTAAAAGCAAAGGTGCGCGTGCAGATGTGCGTAACGAGCCCGCCATACTGGGGCATGCGAGACTACGGCACTGCGAAGTGGGAAGGTGGGGACGCTGCATGTGATCATCTGGAGCCACCGCGTAGCGGCTATCGCAACGAACGCTCACGCGACGAAGTCATCCGTATAGAGCGCGGGCGATGCCGATGGGTTTACGAGATCGGGGTGGCGGATGACCCGCACGTATTCGCTCTTGCCTCCGGCATCCTGTCGCACAACTCGAAGCCGAGCCCAATGCCGGAGAGCGTGCGCGACCGATGCACAAAGAGCCATGAATACCTGTTCCTGCTGAGCAAGAAAGAACGCTGCTACTTCGACGCGGATGCGATTGCGAAGCCATCCAAATATCCCGGCGAAACCCACAACAAGCGTAGTGTTTGGACTGTCACTACAAAGTCCTACACTGAAGCTCACTTTGCCACGTTCCCGCCGAAGCTAATTGAGCCGTGTATTCTTGCAGGCAGCCGTCGGGGTGACGTTGTGCTTGATCCGTTTGGGGGCGCTGGTACAACCGGGGTGGTGGCAAATGCTCGCGGACGCAAAGCGCTTTTGATAGACTTGTCCCAGACATACGCAGAGATGGCACGCAAGCGCGTCGCCACAGCACAACATCACATGGCACCACAACTGATACCTGACTGGGAGCAGAATTTGTGAGATTTGACTGGCTGCGCTTCTGCTCCGGGCACAACATCTCGTATGTGACCGCCGGCCCGAACACCGCGAAGAGCCACATCAGCATCCGCTGCCCGTGGTGCGGCAGTGCGGACCCCAGTCAGCACATGGGCCTGAGCTTGGACCTGCGCCGGCCCGCGTGGGGCTGCCTCCGCGACCCGCGTCACCGCGGCGTGGACCCGGCGCGCCTGGTTGCGCGGCTGCTCGCGGTCAGCGAGCCGCAGGCGCGCGCACTGGTGGTGGCCGCAGCGACACCACCAACGGAGGAATTTGAGGCCGCGGTCGATGCGCTGCGACAGGAAAACGTGCAGCCGTTGTACCGCCCGCCGGCAGCAGTGCAGATGCCGCGGCAGTTCCACCCAGTCTGCCGCGGCGCATACGGCGTGCGCTTCGTGGAATACTTGGATCGGGAGCGCGGCTTTGGTGCAGACGCTGTGGATGTCGCTGCGCATTACGGGCTGTACTATTGTTTGGTGGGGGACTTTGCATGGCGGCTGCTCTTTCCGATCACGAATAGTGGTGGTGTGCTGGTTGGTTGGACCGGGCGCGATATTCGGCCGAACGCGACGCTGCGCTACCGGACCTCGGACGGAATGGGCGGTATGTTGTTGCAGTTCCCGGCGGAAGGCCGGCGCATCCTGGTGGTGTGCGAGGGGCCGCTTGATGCACTCAAGCTCGACTGGTTCGGTCGCGAGCACGGCGTGCGTGCCGTTGCGATCATGGGGCTCGGACTGTCTCGCGGGCGCATGGCGGTGGTTGAGTTGCTGCGCCAACAAACAAATGTGATGTGGATAGCATATGATGCGGATGCGGAAGCGCGTGCATTATCAGACGCAGACATGTTGAATGCATGTGTCCTACGTCTTCCTGCTGGGCGCAAAGACCCCGCAGAGATGACACCATATCAGGTTAAAATGTTGTTGCGCAGCATAACGTCTTGTGTATGATCAGCGTTTTCAGTCTTCGGGATGAATATCGATGGTGAAAATCAAGTACGTGCCGCGCTGGCCCGGTGCGATTGAGGGTTATGCCGTCAACTGCATTCGCAGGTTCTATGCGCAGCTCGCAGCGGAGCACGAGCTCGAGGACTTGCTTCAGGAAGCGTACATCGTGTTCATGCGGTGCAAAGCTCGTTACAGCAGCACGGTTGACAACCCACGCTGGTTCATGGCGCTGTTTCAGCGTGCGCTGAGCAACAAACTTATCAATCTGGTACATACCACTGGCCGGTATATTTCCTGTGAGGATATCGAGCTGATGATGAATGCGAACGGTACACACACCCCTGACATCGGCTACATGCGCTGTGTCATGGAGGAGTTGCCGGTAGAAATAAAGAGCTTGGTCCACGAGGTCTGTTTCGCGGACGACACGGTGGGTCGGGCGGCGCTGCGCAAGCTGTGCAAGCTGCTCCCAGCCCTTTGATATTGAGACGACACGGAGATTGTCACATGGCAACGAAAACGAAAGACAAGGGTATGTCCACGACGCTGTATGTGGCGCTGGTGGCGGCCACTGGGATCGAGGCGGGCAAGCTCAGCCTCACTGACTGGACGCAGAAGACCGCGGAGAAGATCATGGCGATGGACGACGGAGCCTTCGCAAAACTGCCGAAGGCGGTGCAGTCCTGGTTCGATGTCGCGGCCGAGGCGCTGAACAGCGATGGAAAGAAGCCGGTGCCGCAGGTGCCCGGGTTCGATGGCGGTGCGGTGCCGGTGGTGGAAGGCAAGACCACAAAGGCCGCCGTCAAGCCCACCACAAAGGCCGCTGCGAAGGTGGCCAGGCCTGCAAAGAAGAGCAGCGATGGCAAGGACAGCATCTCGCATCGCATGCGCAAGGCGGTGATTGCAAACCCGCAGATCACGTTCGAGGCGGCATGCAAGCAAGTGGGGGTCAACGCGGAGGTGCGTGGGTTCCCGTACCTGATCTACAACGATGTGCGGCAAGTCATGGCGCTGCTCGCGGCACGCGCCTGATCTGAGGCCGTGGTTGTGAATCACCCAGGAGTGGTTGTGAATCACCCAGGAGTGGTGGTGCTGCTCCTGGGTTTCTTTGTTTGACGTCAGATGCAGACCCGACGACAGTCGCTGTTTGAGTCATGCTGTAACATAGTCGTTGGATACCTCGTGGCGTTGATTGCGCAAATAATTGTTTTTCCGTCGCTTGGAATCCAGGTATCTCTTGGACAGAACGCTCTTATTGGTGCGATCTTTACAGCGGTGTCGTTGGGCCGTTCATATTGTCTGCGCAGGATATTCAATCGATGGCATTGATGTTCTGTTTTGTCACTGCACTGTGGCATTCTCGGCCACACAAAAGCAGGTTTGTCTTTATGCGCAGAATGGTATACGGTGGTGGTGCTTGTAGGGCACTGTCCGTGTGTGGTGTGATCATATTGTTACATTATGAGAAAAAAACACGACCTAGTACTAGGTAAGCAGCCACGTGTTCTTATCGTGCGCAGGCCACGTCCATCTACTCAACCGGCGCCGCACACTCCCAGTCGCCTTCAACCCACACATCATGGTGGTTTGTGGAAGAAGGGGCAGAGCGGCAATCCCAAGGGCCGCCCCAAGGGGGCGAGGAATAAATTGGGTCTTGCCTACATGCTGCGCAGTATGTCCCGCAAGATGCATCGTGGTGGTGCGGGTAGTCGCTCACTGTTCGACCAGCTCACACCGTTGCAGTTCATGTTGGAGGTGTTGCGCAATCCGGATAAATACCCATTCATTGCTCGACAGTGGGCCGCGAAGGAAGCCGCACCATACATGCATAGGAAGATGCCCATCGCGATCGAGGGCGGCGACACGCCGGTGGGCGTGCTGGATTACACGAAGCTGCTGCAAATGCCGCAGGGGGAGCTGGCCCGTACGCTTGCAAACATAGAGCGGGTGCTGGCCGCGGTAGGTGGGGTGCCCGACGCAATGGACGATCTTTAATGCATGCGTCTGCGCCTCGCCAGCATATCGACCTTTCGCGCGCAGTTGGTGCAGTTGCGTGTGGCGGTCAAGCATGCGCTGGAAGCGCATCGCGTGTTTTGGCGTCCCTTTCCAGATCGCAAGGACGGCAGCGCACATCCGCAGCGCCTTGCACTGGAGTCGCAGGCGGACATCCTCGGCTACGGTGGACAGGCGGGTGGTGGGAAGAGCGACCTGCTGCTCGGTGCCGCGCAAGGGCACTGGCGCAGTGCGATATACCGCCGGGAGTACCCGGCACTGGAAGCGCTGATCGATCGCTCCCGTGCGATCTTCAATCCAGACACAACCTACACGCCAGCCACGACGCTGGCGGTGGTGCGGGATGCGTACAACGAGTCGCTGCACCGGTGGCGCTTCCTCAGCGGGGCGATGCTGCGCTTCTTCGCCATCCAGCACGAGAAGGACGTGCTGACGCACCAGGGGCAGCCGCGCGATTACCAAGGCTTCGACGAGCTGACCGAATTCTCCGAGTATATCTTCCGCTTCGTCATCGGCTGGAACCGCACGACGCGCGAGGGGCAGCGCTGCCGCGTGATCGGCACCATGAACCCACCCACGACGAAGGAGGGCCGGTGGGTGGTGCGGTACTTCGCCCCCTGGCTGGACAAGCGGCACCCGCGCCCCGCGAAGCCCGGGGAGCTGCGCTGGTTCACGACCCACGCCGGGCGGGATGTGGAGGTGTTGGACGGGCGGCCGTTTGTGTTCGCGGAGGACGGCACGCCGCGCTACGACTACGATGCGGAGACGACGCCCGAAGAAGACGTGATCTATCCGAAGTCGCGCACGTTTGTGTTCGCCTCCGTGCGCGACAACCCGATCCTGATCAAGCAGGGCTACGTTGCCACGCTCCAGGCGCTCCCCGAGCCGCTGCGCAGCATCATGTTGTTGGGCGATTGGGAGGCGGGCGTACAGGACGACGCGTGGCAACTGTTCCCGACCGCCTGGGTCGAGGCGGCGCAGGAGCGCTGGCGCACAGTGGGCGGGCGGCCGCCGGCGGGCGCGCGCATGGACCAGTTGGGCGTGGACGTGTCGCGTGGCGGGAAGGACCGCACGGTGGCCACGCCGCGCTACGGCACCTTCTTCGGCGCGCAGCAGGTGCACCAGGGGTTGATCACCGCGGATGGATGGAAGGTAGCGACGTTGATTCTCAACGCGGTGGGGCGCTGGGCGACGATCGCGATCGACGTGCTCGCGGTGGGCTCCTCGCCGTACGACATCCTGAAGCAGGCGCACGCGACGGTGCCGGTGAATTTTGCGGCGGGTTCGGAGCGGCGCACGCGGCAGGGGGGGTTGAAGTTCTACAATGTGCGTGCCGAGTGGTACTGGGTGCTGCGCGAGGCGCTGGACCCGGAGGGTGGAGAAGAGGTAGCGATCCCCGACGACCCGGAGCTGCTCGTGGAGCTGACCGCGGTGCACTGGGAGCTGACGCGGCAGGGGGTGAAGATCGAATCGAAAGAGGAAATCTACGACCGCATCAAGTGCTCGATCGACAAGGCGGACTCCTTGGTCTACGCGGCGCGGCCGGTGACGGTGGCATCCTTCGGAGATGCGATGATCGTGGGCGGGAGCGCGGCGGCGGAGCGTGGAGCGGAGGTGGGTGAGGTGACGGGCAGTCCATGGAGTATGCAGTGACTTGGTACAACCCGGTGAGTTGGTTCGTGGCGCCGAGCGCCGCGCCCGCACCCCCCGCGGTGAAGCGCGGGCAGTTGGAGCAGGCGCTCGCGTACGTGGACCCATCCAAGCTGGTGTTCGGGTGGAAGGTCACGCCGTACAACCCCGGGTGGTTGGCCACGAGGCGCGGGCTCGCGGTGTTCGACGCAATGAAGCGGGATGAGCAAGTGAAGTTCGCCCTCAAATTCAAAAAGGATGCGGTGCTCGCGGCGGGTTGGGAAGTGGTGTCGCCGGGGGACCAGGACGAGAACTGGGAGGTGACGCGCTTCGTGCGCGACGCGCTCACGCTGCACTTGCACGGTGGGTGGCACGCGGCGCAAGTGGCGCTGCTCACCGCATTGGAGTACGGGTTCGCGTGTCTGGAGCGCGTCTACGAGGAGCAGGAGGACGGCGAGTGGACGGGGAAGCAGGTGCTGCGCCGTCTCACGCCGCTCAAGCCCCATTACATCGACTTCGACGTGGACGCTTACGGGACGTTGCTCGGAGTGATCCAGCAGGTCACGCACACAATTGGCGATCCGATGCCCCCCGGCAAGTTCCTCATCTACTCCCATACTCAAGAATTCTGCAACTGCTACGGCATCTCGGATCTGGAGGCCTGCTACAGGCCGTGGTGGGTGAAGGACAGCGCATACAAGTGGCTCGCGGTGGTGCTGGAGCGCTACGGGATGCCGCCGCTGTTTGCGCTGTACAACCCGAACGCGTACGGTGGTGGGCGCGTGGAGGAGCTGAAGAAAGTCATCAAGGGCATTCAGAATGCGACGCTGGGTGTGCTGCCGCGCAACGAACCGGGTGATCTGGAGATGTGGTCGCAGGAGTTGGGCAGGGGGTCGAGCGACATCTTTCTGAAAGCGATCGACCGCTTCGATCAGCACATCGCGCGCGGCCTGCTGGTGCCGAGTATGGTGGGGGTGGCGAGCGAGCAGAATCAGGACGGCTCGCTGGCGCGCTCCAAGCAGCACTTCGAGTCGTTCATGCAGGTGGTGCTCCAGTTACAGGCGGATCTCGCCGGCGGGGTGGTCAACGCACAGATGATCCCGCAGTTGTGTGATCTCAATTTTCCGGGCCTGCAAAGCTATCCGCTGTTCCGCTACCTGCCGTTCACAGACGAGAAGCGGCTGGAGGTGATGACAGCGTGGGGGGCGCTGGTCGGGGCGAAGATCGTGAATCGGCTGCCGGACGACGAGGTTCACATCCGCAAGGTGCTCGGGTTCCCGGAGAACGAGGACCCGCAGGTGCAGGAGGAAGAGGCACCACCGCAGCCGGGTGCTGCACCCGCAAAGCCTCCTGTGCCGCCGAAGGCCGTTCCGCACGCGGAGCAGAGCGTGGAGATGCGCGCGTTCGCGGAGCAGGCAGACGGGGTGTGGGTCGAGGCTGGTGGGGCGACGCTGTGCGTGCCGGCGGCGGAGTGGGAGGAGGCATACGCGACGTGGGATGAGGCGGAGCATCCGCGGGAACCGGCGGGGAGTGGGAGTGGTGGGCAGTTTGTTGGGGGCTCAGACGGACAGCAACGTGATGAAAGGATAAAACCATCTTTGGCGGGCCTAGAGGGTGGACCATACAAAATCATTGGTGTGGAGTTGTTTTCTCCAGAGGAAAGACTCCAAATTGCAAGGAATCAGATACTGCGTCTCGAAGAGCGGCGTAAGGCTTTGGTGACGATATCCGCCAAAGGGGTGAACACCGGCACGCAATGGGAGCTGAAAAATTCTCGCGCATTAAAGCGCCGTGAGTTGGCAGACATCAAAGCGCGTTTGCAGGCTTGGGATGCTGTTGCACAAAGAAAGTTCGTTTTTGATCCTGACCAGCCCCGCGAATCCGACGTTCTGGTCGCGCATGAGGGAAAAGCACCCGGGAGTTTTCAAAGATGACTGATGACTGACACTGATCTCAGCACGTTGCTGCTCGTTCTGCTCACCGTTGCGCAGGCCGTGGACCTGTACACCACCGCACATGCGCTGCGCAAGCGCTACGGGCGCGAGGCGAGCCCGTTGCTGCGCGCGCTGTTCGAGCTGGTGGGTGCACGCGATGAGGACGCACGCTTCTGGATGCTGACGGGGGTGAAGGTCGCTGTGGTCGCGTTGGTGTGGGTGGCCACGCCCCCCTTCGCGTTGCTGGTTGCGCTGGTCGCGCTGTATTTGGTGATTTGTGTGCGCAACGTCGATCTGTACGAGAGGAACCGTAAGTGATCACCCCAGCCGCCCTCGCCATTGCCGGTCGCCCGCTGCCGGTGCTCGCGCGTGCGGAAGCGGGCCGGGTGCTGATGTTCTACGATGCGGATCATGTGCTGTTGCATGCGCAGCATGACGACGATGCTGTTGATCACACTCCCTTCTTTGACCGCATCATCTGGCGTGAGGGCGATGTGCAGATCACGCCGCCCGCGCAGCCCGCGGAACACGCGCAGGACGACGAGGGGCACGAGGGTGAGTGGAAAACGATCAATGGCGCGCGTGTTTTCATCCGCTCCGGTGAGACACCGGAGGGCGCACTCCAACGTCGCAATCTGACGCGCTTGCGCGACTTGGATGGGGTGGATGCGTCGCGGGAGCTGGCGGAAGTGCTGCCTGCACCTGCACAGCTCGATCAGGTGCATGTGGATGCGGTGGCGCAGTACG